ATATAATGCAGACATCTGTCTTTTTGAGACCACCTCTCTATACGGGTCTACAAAGTCCTCTTCTCAGTATGATGGACTCAAACCCTACATGAGGTATAAGGGACTCACTGAGAGTGATTTTACACCACTCCTACATGACTCTGTGTTCAAAGACCTGAACAAGTGGTTCACCATTCGCAACGGCGATAAACTACTGGTCAAAGAAGATGCCTCTAGTAGAAAACTTAAGATTCAAACTAAGATGATCTCCATCATCAAGAAGTCTTTGACTGATCTAGATAAGTTGTCTGAGTTCAATAAGGCTATTGCAAGTGCAAAAGATCTGACAGAACAAAAAAGATTTTATATGTCTGACTATGGATTCAGCAACGCTCGTGAGGTTATACTTGGAACACAGGAAACTTTGCATCCTGGCCAAAATTATGACAAGTTCCACATGGAGAACTTGATTGCTTGGTGGAAGAAGAAAGCTAGTAAGAGATATGAAAAACTGAAGTCTGATGGCAGACTTAGAACCACACTTGAAACTTGGAATGTAAACCCCGACGAGATCGACATTATCCGATGAGTTACGAACTAAAAGAGTATTTGAATTCTATCAACTTCACAAAAGAAGATTTGATGAAGGATGAGGATCCTATGTGGGAGAAAAAATATCCTGCCTTCATTGTCAATAAGTGTCTTGCTAGTCATATCGATTGCATCATGTTTGCGAATGAGATGAACATGAATGGTCACCTAGGTTCCAAACTCCAGTATGACTTTTATCTAAATAGTCTCAGGAAAAAGAAGAGATTTTCTCCCTGGCTCCGTAAGGAAAAAATCAAAGACCTTGATGCAGTCAAAAAATACTATGGTTATAGTAATGAGAAGGCAACGCAAGCTTTGAAGATTCTAAATAAAGAACATATCGACTTTATTAAAAAGCGAATTGACGTTGGAGGTACAACATGACTGCGTTTGCAGAACCTGAAGTGAAGTGGTCTTCGGACCAAATGATTGAAGTTACATTAAATGAACCAGATGACTTTCTGAAAGTAAGAGAAACACTTACCCGTATTGGTGTTGCCTCTAGGAAAGAGAAAAAGATTTATCAGTCTTGTCATATTCTCCACAAACAAGGTAGATATTATATTGTTCACTTTAAAGAACTGTTTGCTCTTGATGGTAAGCACGCAAATCTTACGGTGAATGACGTACAGAGACGTAATAGAATTATTAATTTGCTTGCTGATTGGGGACTTATTACTATTGTTAACCCTGAACTTATTGTTGATGTTGCTCCCTTGAATCAAATCAAGGTTCTTTCTTAAAAGGAAAAGGGTGACTGGACTCTAGAAACTAAGTATAATATCGGTAAGAAAAAGAAAACAACAGTGTGAAGAAAGAACTATTTTCGGTTCCTATACATTATGGATTCATCTCTAGCAATGATTTTTTAAAAGAAAAATTACTTCCTAGAATAGAGTTAACCCGAGACAAAGTAGAACTCCCAGAAGATTGGGACACTAATAAATTAATCACCTCATTTAATCATAACGATTTCAATGAGATGATTTTTGATGACATAACATATTATTCTTATATGGATTGTATTAGTGATGCCTTCGGTAATACAGGGCCTACCAAGATTCAAAAATTATGGTACAATTATTATGCTGATGGTGAATTCCAAGAGATTCATAATCACATAGGTGATATTTTTAATCCCACTCACATGTGTGGTGTTCACTTTCTTCAGTATGATAAAAGGATACATGAGCCTCTAGTCTTCGAGGATCCCATGATGAAACTTAGAAGTTATGGGTGGGAAGCAGTAACTGATTATGAAGAGACATTTACTGTTGATGCTTCGGAGGGAGATGTAGTATTCTTTCCACCATACTTAGATCACAAAGTTAAGAGCGGAAACCCTACCCCAGATTATCCTAGGATTACGGTTGCTTTTAATATACAATTCTCTGATAATGAATAACAAATTTATTTTCGATGTAGACGGTACATTGACTCCCAGTAGAAAGACCATTGAACCTAACTTCCGTAGGTTCTTTTTGGAATTCGCTGAGAGTCATTTTTGTTATCTAGTCACAGGAAGTGATAGAAAGAAGACTCTTGAACAGGTCGGAGAAGAGATCTGCAATGCTTGTATACGTGTCTATAACTGTTCTGGAACAGATGTATATGAGGAAGATCGAAATGTTCGTAGAGTGAATTGGGACGTGCCTGATGACCTTGTAGGTCACTTATACGAGGAGTTAGATCGCAGTGAGTTCCCTATTCGTAATGGACTGCACTTGGAGTACAGACCAGGTGGACTCAACTTTAGTATTCTTGGTCGTGGTTCTGGGGAAGGATGGCATCGAGATGAATATGTTAAGTGGGACAAAAAATATAAAGAGAGGAAAAAGATTGCTTCTAGACTTAGGGAGAAGTTTTCTGATATAGAAGTTCAGGTCGGTGGACAAACTGGATTGGATCTTGCTCCTAAGGGAAATAATAAGAGCATGATACTTTCTGATTTTTCTACTTTAGATAAGTTACATTTCTTTGGTGACATGATGGAAGAGGGAGAAAATGATTATCCATTAGCCAAGGCTGTAAAGGACATGGGAGGTATACCGTACCACGTAAAAAATTGGAAGGAAACCCGAACTATTTTAAAGGGTTTTCACGACCTAGATTCTGGAAGGAAGTTGTATAATTAGTATGTCGCCTTAGGGGACATCAAAATCAAATCTCGCTTTAAAAGGAGAAGTACAATGGGAAACCTTCAACGCTATCAGGCAGCAGATCTACCACAGCTGTTTGATCGTATCACTCGTAACGCAATTGGTATGGACGATTACTTCGATCGTATCTTTACGTTGAACGAGACACAGGCAAACTATCCACCATTCAATCTGGTACAGATCAACAATGTTGAATCTAGACTAGAAATTGCTTTGGCTGGATTTAGAAAGGACGAAGTTAACGTCTACACTGAATTTGGGAAACTCTTTATTGAGGGACAAAAAGAGGACACAGAATCCCAAACTACCTATGCCCATCGAGGCATCGCTCAAAGATCTTTCACTAGAAGTTGGACTCTTTCTGATGATACTGAAGTTCGCTCGGTAAACTTTGAGGATGGGCTATTGACGATTGAACTTGGTAAAGTAGTTCCAGATCATCATGCAAGGAAGGACTGGTTCTAAATACTAAGGAATATCGTCGCCGCAGGGGGTAACTGGCAAAGACCAGTTGACACCCCCCTTTTTTTATGCCATAATATATTTGTTGAATCGACGGGTTCAACGGGGAGTGACTGAACAACTCTGTTGGAATTAGGCGGAGTAATGTAAATGGTTAGAGGTGGTACTCGCCTTCCCTAAAGGAAGTGAACCCGAACCAAGGGAACCATTGTTGTTATGTACTAATTTTCGCTTTAGCGATTCCCATAACTTGAGGGTACGAAGTAATCCCTCCTCCCACCCTACACAATTATTAAAGAGTAAGATGACCATCAAATTAGTGCTTCTAAAATCTAATGAAGAAGTCATTGCTGATGTAACTGAACTTGTTGACAACGACGATAAGACAAAATATATTGTATTAGGTAATCCATACTGTTGTAAACTTGTGGAGAACCCTGAGCTCCTCACCGAAGACACTGTAGAAGGAGAGACTACATATAGTGTTCAGTATTATCCATGGATGCCTTTGACATCCGAGAAGAGAATCCCAATCAGTCCAGACTGGGTTGTTGCCATCACTGAACCATGTGAGATGGTAATGAAATCATACACAGATAGGATGAAAGACAAAGAAGATGGATGAAACCACTAATGTACAAATCATCATTTTAAAGAATGATGAGGTTTTGATTTCTGCGATTGAAGAAGTTGGCGCTGAGATTGGTGATCCCAATTGCAAACTTACTTCTCCCTATAAAATTCTAGGTAAACATGAAACTGACAAACCTCCACATGAGAGACTTGTTCCATGGTTATCTGACTATACTGATGACACAGAATTGATGATGTCATCTGAGAGTATTCTAACTCTCGTTGAGCCACACAAAGCACTAATTGACGCATACTTGAAACTCGCTACGACATGAGGTTTTACACCAACGTTTTTCAGATCGGAAACTATATTTTGGTCAGGGGATATGAGGACGGAAAACATTTCAGTGATAGGACACAGTTCCATCCAACGTTCTATGTTCCTACAAAAAAGAAAAGTAAGTGGAAGACATTAGATAACGTTGCTGTGGAACCAGTAAAACCTGGTACGATCAAGGAGTGTAGAGAATTTATTGATAAGTATTCTCAGGTCAATGGATTTAACATCTATGGCAATGAGAGATATGTTCACCAATATATTTCCGAAAAGTATCCTGAGGATGAAATTAAATTTGATGTTAGTAAGATTGATCTAATCACTATTGACATTGAGGTATCTGCTGAGAGTGGATTCCCCGATGTTTTTAATTGTGCTGAGGAGATCCTTCTCATTACCATTCAGAATTACAATACCAAAGAAATTATTACTTGGGGAACACGGCCATATACAACTAACAATAAAAAGAATCATCGATATATTGATTGTCATAATGAAGAAGGTCTAATCAATATCTTCCTTGAGTGGTGGGAACAACATACTCCAGAAGTTATCACTGGTTGGAACTGTGAACTGTATGATATTCCATATCTCGTCGGCCGTGTAGATCGTCTGATGGGTGAGAAGGTTGCAAAGAAGTTCTCTCCATGGGGTATTGTTAGGAAGAACGAGTTTACTATTGCTGGTAGACAGAATATCTCTTATGAACTTGCAGGTATCTCTGTAATCGATTATCTTGATCTGTACAAGAAATCTCCCGCAACTCCTAATCAAGAGAGTTATAAACTGGATCATATTGCCTCTCAGGAACTGGGTCAGAAGAAACTTGATCACAGTGAGTATGATACTTTCCGTGATTTCTATACCAAAAACTGGCAGAAGTTTGTAGACTATAACATCGTTGACGTGGAACTGGTTGACCGTCTTGAGGATAAACTCAAGTTGATTGATCTATGTTGCACCCGTGCATATGATGCTAAGGTCAACTTCAGTGATATTGCCTATCAGGTTCGCACTTGGGATGCTATCATTTACAACTATCTGAAGAAACAGAATATTGTTATTCCTCAGAAAGAACGCAATCAAAAGGATGAGAAGTACGCTGGTGCATATGTAAAAGAACCTAAACCTGGTGTGTATGATTGGGTTGTGTCCTTTGACCTTAACTCACTGTACCCTCACCTAATCATGCAATATAATATCTCACCTGAGACTCTGCTTGATAAAAAACATCCGAGTGCGACGGTAGATAAACTATTGAATCAGGACATCACATTTGAGATGTACAAAGACTATGCAGTCTGTGCTAATGGTGCGATGTTCCGCAAGGACAAGAAAGGTTTCTTGCCTGAATTGATGGAGAAGATGTACAACGAACGTGTCATCTTCAAGAAACGAATGCTGAAGGCAAAACAAGCCTATGAAAAAACTCCTACTAAAGATCTTGAGAAAGAGATTGCTAGGTGTAACAACGTTCAAATGGCTAAGAAGATTGCTCTTAACTCTGCTTATGGTGCCATCGGTAACCAGTACTTTAGGTACTACAAACTTGCCAATGCAGAGGCAATCACTCTGTCGGGTCAAGTAAGTATTCGTTGGATTGAAAACAAAATGAATAGAAAAATGAATTCTATTCTAAAAACCGAGGATAAAGATTATGTTATTGCTTCTGATACCGATAGCATTTATTTGCATATGGGTGATTTGGTTGAAGCTGTATACAAGGGGAGAGAGAAAACTACTGAGGGCGTTGTTGGGTTCCTTAACAAGGTCTGTGAAGTGGAACTTGAGCCGTATATTGAAAGTTCTTACCAAGAACTGGCCGACTACGTTAACGCCTACGATCAAAAAATGATCATGAAGCGGGAGAATATCGCAGACCGTGGTATTTGGACCGCTAAGAAAAGATACATCTTGAATGTATGGGACAGTGAAGGCGTTCGTTATGAGAAAGCTAAACTAAAAATTATGGGTATTGAGGCTATCAAGACTTCTACTCCTGCTCCTTGTAGGGTCATGATTAAAGATGCACTCAAATTGATGATGACTGCTACTGAAGATGACGTTATTGATTTTATCGAGAACAGTAGAACTGAGTTTAGTAATCTCCCACCAGAAGAAATCGCTTTCCCACGCAGTGTATCTGATGTGAACAAGTGGAAGTCTAATGCGACTATGTATGAGAAGGGTTGTCCCATTCACGTTCGTGGAGCGATTTTGTATAACCACTGGACTAAACAAAAGAAGTTGCAGAACAAATATCCTGCCATCCAGAGTGGTGAGAAAATTAAGTTCTGTTATTTGAAAACTCCTAACTGGATGCATGAGAATGTTATCTCTTTTATTGGCGACTTCCCCAAAGAACTTGACCTTGAAAAGAGTGTTGACTATGAGTTACAATTTAATAAGTCGTTCCTAGAACCTATCAAAACTATTCTAGATTGTATTGGTTGGGATATTGAACGCAAAAACACATTGGAGTCTTTTTTCTCATGAAGTATGCTGTTATTTTGAAGAGGGCAAAGAAACATAACAAGATCTCTACAAAGAGATTGACATTTCTTTCTCTCGATGATGCTGCACATTATGAAAGTAACATAAAACTACACGATCCCAAAGTCATCCACACAGAACTAATTCCACTTTTCTCATGAAGTATGTTGTATGCTGGACAGACTCTGGTTTATATAAACCAGAAAATTGTAAGGTTATAGAATCAAAAGAAACTGCTGATTACCTTGTCAAACATATGAAAAAGTTGTATAATCACGTTAGGGTATACAAAGCGGACAAGTATGGATCATAAAAAGAGAATCCTAACTCTTGTCACTGGTGGATTTGACCCAATCCACAGTGGACATATTGCTTACTTTAAGAAAGCTAGAGAACTTACAAACTATCTCGTAGTAGGTTTGAATACTGAAGAGTGGTTGAAACGTAAGAAGGGTCAGTACTTTCAATCTTGGAAGGAAAGAGCAGAGATCATTCGACATCTTGATATGGTAGACGCAGTGATTACCGTTGAAGATGACGATAAAGGATCTGCATGTAAAGCTATTGAGACCTGTCTCGACATTGCAGATACTGTTGTGTTTGCTAATGGTGGAGATCGCGGTAAAGATAATACTCCAGAACTAGATCGATTCTGTAACGATTCTAGAGTGGAGTTTTATTATGGTATCGGCGGCTCTGATAAATTGAATAGTAGTTCATGGTTGCTCCATGATTATTTTCAAAGACAACGGAGAATCTTAGGTATATGAGTGATCTTAATGTTGAGTGGACGGCTTTTTCTCCTCCCAATGTACCTTTGTTGCAGACTAAACTCCCTGATTATATCATGGATTATCTGTGGGAAAGAATTGAACAGGCTAAAGCTGATAACATTCCATGGGGAGATCGACTTGCTGGAAATATTAGTTCCAGTTTGTTGATGTATGATATTGATAATTATTTTCTAGATAATATTATTGGACCAGTAACTGAAAGATTGGTCAATGATAACCCTAGAACTTTTGCTCCTTCTTTTCATGAAAGTGTGTTTGAGGAGTGGGATTTAAAATTCAAAATGAACATGTGGGTAAACTTTCAGAAACAGACTGAGTTTAATCCAGTACATGCTCATAGTGGATGTACTTCTTTTGTAATCTGGATGAAGATTCCTACAGACCCAGAAGAACAACACAATCTAGATCTTCCTTTCAAAACTGATGCTGCTTCTGATTTTGCTTTTGAGTATACTAATATTCTAGGTGAACATCAGACTATGACAGTTCCTATGAGTAAAGAGATGGAAGGTGTTATGGCCGTCTTCCCATCAAAGTTGAGACATAGTGTATGTCCCTTCTATAGTTGCGACGAAGATCGTATTAGTATCTCAGGGAATCTTCTGTGGGATATATCACCCAAAAACAAGGACTAAATTATTATGGATTTTTTAAAAGATATTGTCAAAGAGATCGGAGATGACTACACAAAACTCGCATCCGATATTGATGATGCTGAAGAATACGTTGACACAGGTTCGTACATCTTTAACGCACTTGTATCAGGTAGTATTTTTGGTGGTGTATCTGGGAACAAGATTACTGCTATTGCTGGCGAGTCAAGTACTGGAAAAACTTTCTTCAGTCTTGCAGTTGTCAAAAATTTCCTTGATAGCAATCCTGATGGGTATTGTCTATATTTTGACACTGAAGCCGCTGTTAACAAGTCTCTACTCGCAAGTCGTGGGGTGGATTTGGATCGCACCGTTGTTGTCAATGTCGTAACAATTGAGGAGTTCAGATCAAAGGCACTTAAGGCAGTTGATATATACTTAAAAAAACCAGTAGAGGATCGCAAACCTTGTATGTTTGTGTTAGACTCTCTTGGTATGCTTTCCACTGAGAAAGAGATTACTGACGCACTCAACGACAAACAAGTCCGCGACATGACCAAATCACAACTGGTCAAAGGTGCATTCAGAATGCTCACTCTTAAGTTGGGTCAAGCACAA